TGGCGCTGTTGCAGGTGGATTGCTTGGTGGTTTTGCTTAAAGGCTGATATGGAATTTAACCGGATCAACTCTGGCAAGATAATTGGGTATTCCAATGAAGGAGAACAAGGCTCTCCTATATTTGAATCTTATCTTGAAGATAAAAAAACAGGCGATTTGTATCAAAGCATTTCTACCCCAACTTATAATTACTATGGGCAGGTAGAAAATTATGAATATCAGCCAGGCCAATTATTAGCAACTGGCGAAGCGCTTAAAAATCCAGACTTTCAAAACCTCACAAATAGTTACAACTGGCGTGGCATTGTTAATCCTGGCGAAAAATATGCTGATCCAGTAGAAGCGCAAAAACTTTATGATTTAAAACAAACAAATCCAGACCAGTATTATCAGCAATTAGCCACAGATATTAGCGATCAAATACTTGGCAATTGGTCAATGAATAAAGGTGAGCATAATGCAGCGCTTACTAACCAATTAGAAAGCATTAAAGAAGTAAACCAGCCTGCTTATTATCAAGGGCAATTAAATCTTTTAAGTAAACAAGTTGGATGGCAACACGGTCAAAACACAATTGAAAGAGCCGCAGAGACACAAGAAAAAATTAAATCTTTAGTGCCTGATGCGTTAAAAGCTGGCCTTACACAAGAGCAAATAGGATCTATTTATGACTCTGGGTTTTCTTCTGCAAGCACGCAAAATCAAACTCGTATTGCCAATGATGCAGCAGGTACTGGTAGCGGTTTTAATCTTGGAGAATTAGTTAGAGGAATAGCTCCTGTAGCTGCTTTAGCTATTGGAGGCCCATTATTTAGCGCTCTTTCTGCTCCTGCGGCTGCTGGCGCTACTGGTCTTGGGGCTGGAACAGGATTAACTGGCGGTGCTGGCGCTAGTGGCGGTTTACTTGCTAGTGGCGGTACTGTTGGCTCGTTGGCTGGCGCTGGATCTGCATCTGGACTTGCAGCAACACAGGCTGCTGCTGGTTTAGGAATTGCTGGTGGATCTGCATTGGCTGGGACTGGCGCATCAATTGGCGGTGGCACAGGAACAGTAGGATTATTAAATCCTGCATTACCTTCTGCTGGATCAGTTGGTGGCGCTGGCGCAGGCTTATCGGCTGAGTTAGCTCCAGGCACAATATTAGGTACAGGACTGTCTGGTGGGGGCGAAATCGGTGCAAGTTATATGCTAGGCGCAAACGGATTGCCAGCATTAAACGCAGCCGGACAGTTAATTCCAGCATCATCCGTTAGCTTTGCAGGGCAAGCAGCGCCATCCGCAGGTTTAGGAATTAAAGATGTAATGGATGCAGCTAGAATTGGTAAAAGTTTACTAGGTGGTGCAGAGCAACCAGCACAACCAAACCCAATGCAAAGACAACAAAATGTAATGCCTAGAGGTCAAGTTGACTACTCTGGCATCCTTAATTTATTGCAAGCAAGATCGCCACAGCGCAACCCAAATTCTTTACTAGGATAAAAAAATGGCACAAGACTTTATTTCCACTTTACTTGGCGCACCGCCTGATTACTCTAATGCGCTTAGTCCGCAACAGTCTGAGCAAATGCGTAGCAATGCACTTGCCCAAGGTGG